TTTGGCGGTCAACCGTGATGTGTGTCAGCTGATGAAACAGTTGATATGACAACGACGTCTCGTCAGATGCACCATTGCGGGATTTGACGTCATTCTCAATAACCGATCGATTAACAATCAGCCGGTGCTGGTTAAGCACGGGCTCCATAGCGTTGATGATGCGCCGTTCTTTCTGCACATTGCTGCGAGTTGGCTCAATCTCACACGGGTGGTGCACCCGTAGGTATGGCTGCAGAAGGCTCTGCAACATGCCTTGGCCAAACTGATCCTCCAGTTGGATCAAGTTGACCTTATGGCGCTTTGCAGCCTTAGCTAAGCCCTCTAGAACGGTTTCTGAGTAGCCCTCGACGTATGCCCCGCACTCCAGCAAGAACAAATTGCCGTTGAGGTGGGCGACAATTGCATACGCCGTTTCATCGGCACCTCTGCCGGACGGGTCAATGTGCATGACGCAGCCGCTAAATGGCAGCCATTCACCTGTAATAAACGCTGGCCGGTTGTAGTAGTCCCCGCTAAACCCAACAGCAGGCAGCTCTGGGATTCTGTATTCCGCACCACCAGACCACACCAACTTTTCTGGCGCATGATCTTTGAGTTCCAACACCAGCAAGTCACTCACTTTGAGCGGATACCGCTGCATGTCACTCAGAGTGGTATCGAGCTGGAACTGCAACGCGAATTGGCTCCGCCCATACGAGGCCTCCCGCTCAACCAGATCTATTTCGGAGAAACGTCGCGGGTCTGTCGGCTGGCCGGCACCATCGACAACGTGCTCACTGATGAATGGGGCCAGGCTGTCCCCGTACCGCTCTGGGTGTGCTGGATACCTGGCTGGCCATATCCGGCATTCGTAACCCCGTAAGCGCAACTTGTTGTAGAGCGACTCCTCTGTCTGGGGTGTGCCCAGGAAGATGATGTCGCCCCCTGGTTTCAGGATTGCGTTGAACTCACCGACAGACGCCAGCAGCTTTTCACGCATGCCGACAGTCCAGCTGGTATTTGGAACCTCGGCGTCATCGCAGACGAGCGTATCCGCCCTGCTCCCGGTCAGCTGACCAAAGATCCCAACTGATTTCAGAGACGGACTCTGGTCAGGTATGGCTGGCCGCACATCAAACCTGTTGCCTGCACTTCTTTGCTCATCTCGATCTGGATCAAGACACTGCAACAACGGCATCTCCCTGATCAACCGCAAGCAAAACTGCGAAAAGTCATCTGCACGCGTCTTTGACGCTGACACCACCATGATTTTCTTCTGTGGGTCGTTCCTCAGTAGCCACAACACATAGGCCGCGGCCATCCAGCTCTTACCAACACCACGAAACGCTTCGACAATCCGCCTGTTGCCGCCGTGCTGCATGTAATGCGCAATATCTAACTGCACTGGTGTCGGATCTGGTAGCTGCAATTGCCGCCACACCAGCACCAAGAAGTACCTGAAGTCTTGATTAAACGGCTCCGGCAGTGCACCCCAGCTTTGCTGCTTCTTTGCCACTAACCAACAGACCGTTTGAACTGCACGACGTTCTCAATCTCCGGTAACTGCGCCGCTAAATCACCAAATGGTGTCCCCTCCACTGGCTGTGCACTCACTTGGTTGTCTTTTAAGAACTGCCGCAACACATTTAACTCACTAACGCTAATTGTTCCGTCATCAAGCTTGTACTTCAAATGCTCTGCTAACCCTTCATGCAAATCAGCAAGGGTGTCATTGATGTCCCTCATTTAACCCTTGCAATTGATAGAGAAATCCTACCCACCACAGGAGGATTTCTCACCTGACGGTCCTCCGGGGGTAGGACTACGTCGGGTTACAAGCAACATAACCTCCAAAAACCCTTGCTGTCACTAGCTGTCCACATAAGAAGAACACAACAAGTCCCCCTGTATAGGAGTCCTAAGGGTTCCTAAGGATTATTTGGGTGGCATCCGGTGGCATTCTGGAAGCCCAAAAATGACGCAAAAATGTGAGGGGTTTACGTAGGGGGACAGGGCGGCCCTACCCCCCTCTGGGGTCTGCGGATTTGTCGACAACTGGGCCGGGTGTCGCTTATGATGACACCAGGACGACCATCGCGGCTCTGCTGCATTGGTTGCCCTGCTGCTTGGCTGCCTCTCTCTCGGTAGCCGCCCAGCAATACAAACAGCACCCACCACGTCTCATGTCATGCACCATTGCAGGCCTCAGCGTTTCGACGCTTGGCCTTTATGCCTTCGCCGGTCTTGCGGTTATTGGATCACCAGCAGCCGCCCCCGTTCTTTTGATCAGCTGCCCTGTTGGTCTGCTGCTCGCCATCCGAGGCCAGCAGTCATGAGCTACTACACCGAGGCGACCCCACGACTCCAGCAGTCCATCGACGACACGCTGGAGCGTTACGCCAGGCACGACGATTGGTCAGGCTTCTGCGACGACTTGGTCATCACGCTCCGCGAGATTGTTCCAGCGTTCGACCGCCACGAGGCCGCCATCAGTGCCGAGCTTCAATCCATGTGCAAGCGGCTTGATTACCTCGACGCCTGATCTCAGCACTGAGCCCCTGCGCGGGCTCTCTGCTGGTCTCACCAGCACACCCACCACACCTAGGCAACTCATGGCAACAGCCACCCTCAACCAGCAGCAACAGGCCGCACTCGTCGACCTTCACCGCTTGCTGCAGCCCGGCTCCACCATCTGGAGCATTCACCGCCACACGTCAGCATCAGGGGAGACTCACTGGTTTGACTTCTACACGATCCGAGACAACCAGCTGCTTCGCCTTACCCACTTGATCTGCGTGGCCTGTGAATATGCGCAATGTCCGCGACGTGGCGCACTCAAGACCACAGGAGGCGGCATGGATATGGCCTTTCACACCATCTACAACCTCGGCCAGACCATGTGGCCAGATGGCACGCCAGAGCCACACGGCACACGCAACGGCACGCCTGACACCGTCGGCGGCTATGCCTTCGAGCACCGCAGCATCTGACGGCAACCTGGAGCCCTTCGGGGTTCCCTGGTGCCCTCACCTGCACCCACACCCACCACAACTACGGAGTTTTCCCCGTGTCAATTACGCAACGCCTGCGACGGGCCACCGTCAGCGGCAGCATCAACGCCTACTCCTCCGTCATGGAAGAAATCAGCAACTGGACCTGCAAGCAGCAGCCCGGCGGCATTGCATGGATTGACCCATGCGGTGATCAATCGGGCGACCTGTTCGAGTCCTTTGAGGACTTGGTCGGCGAGACCTACAACATTCTCGAAGGTGCAGCCGAGATGATCGACCAGGAGGTTTACGCGTGAAGCTGACAGAACTACAACGGGCCGTGATCAAGCAATCAGCAGCAGCTGACGGCCGCAGCGACGCTCAAATGCTGGGCTTCTTATTGGCTGAAGGCTTGCGCTTTTACTGGTCAGAAAAGCACAGCAACTGGGGGCCACCGTTCAACGCTGACATAGCAGCCGACGAGCTGGAGCAACAAGCCTTGCAGTGTGTCAAACAAGACATCCAGGAGGCCGAGGCGTGAGCTTTAACAACTACCTGCGGGTCTTGCTGTACGGCTCAGCGCTCGCTGCCATTGGCGCAGCCTGGCTCATCAGCAGCAACGACCCGACAGCAGGCCACGGCCAGCTGATGCAGCAGATACGGGACCGCAACGTTGAGTTGCAGCGCCAGATCGACGAGCTGTGACACCTGCTAAATGTGCGACAAGCACGCATGGAGTCATTGCGCTGGTGGCATTGCACCTAGCAGTGCTGCTGGCGCAGGCTCACGCTGCCTACAAAAATCCCCAACACCATGGAAACGCCGACCGACTACGAGATCCACACAATGTTTCGCGAGTGGTACAAAGCCACGACAAACAATGAACCCAACTCCCAGCAAACTTCGCTCTATTCACAGTTCGCCCGTGCAGTCCTCAACAAAGCAACCAGCCCGGTCGATGACACCAGATTTGGGGGCACTATCTGAGATGCACGAGGTCGAAACTAAAAAGCCTGAACGCAAGCACGCCAACAACACACGCGAGGTGCTTTGGTATGGCCCAGCCCACGGGTTCTGGGTTGGTGCTTGGGACTTGCCCAGCTTTGGCTACACCCACTGGATGATGCTGCCTGATGCGCCGGCACAGATCCTCACTCGGGAGGAACAAGCAGAGGTGGATTTCAACCAGTGGCTGC